GCCCGCGTAAACTACACGCGTGGCGTTTCCCCGTTCACTGAGGATTGTGCAGGGGCAGGAGGCGATCGCCGACGATGTCCGGCGAGCCTCCGGCCCTCCTGCCCCTGCCGTCCGAGAAGCCTCGAGCCTGCTATCGGCAGTGCTGGGAACGAACGGCGCCGCGATCACTCGCGCTACGGCGATGCAGGTTCCGGCCGTGACTAAGGCCCTTAAGACGTACACCGCCCCGATTAGCGCGTTCGGGCTCCGCGAATACAAAAACGACCAACCGATCGCGGCACGACCTTTCCTGACCTGCCCCTGTAATACGCTTCCGTATTCCGCGGTTATGTCCCGCACCGTCACGGACCTACTGCTCCACGACAGGGCGTATTGGCTGGTGACCTCGAGGGACTGGCAGGGCTACCCCACAAACATTTCCATTATGCGGGTCGAGGACGTAAACGATATGTACGTTTCGAACACTGGCATTGACCCCAACGTGTACCCGCCGTCCGATCCTTTCTACCACCTGGGCCAGCGCGTCCCGACAGCCGACGTAATCAAATTTTACGGCGACGGGACCGGGGGCTGGCTCAAGACCGGAGCAAACGCGATCAACACCGCCGCCGCCCTCGAGGGCGCCGTACTCATGTACGCGCAATCCCCGGTCGCGCAGGTCGTACTGAAAAACACGGGGGCCGACCTGCCAGCCGACCAGGTCGACGCGCTACTCGAGGCATGGGAAACGGCCCGCGCCGATCACTCGACCGCCTACCTAAATTCGACCCTCGAAGCGCAGGCCATGGGGATCAACCCCGCAGAAATGCAAATGGACCAGGCTCGCAACCAGGCCGCGATCCAGATAGCCCGGCTCGCTAACCTCGACCCAATCTGGACCGGGGCAGGCGTCCCAGGCTCGAGCCTCACCTACTCGAACCGAGTTGACCTGTATAGGCAGCTGCTCGACACGGCGCTGACGCCCGTTATGCGCAACATTTCCGAGCGCCTATCCATGCAGGACGTCACACCCCGCGGCCATAGTGTCCGTTTCGATACCGCCGAATTTTTGCGATCGAACCCCCTCGAGTTGGCTAGCCTCGTACAAACCCTCTTGCCCCTCAATGTCATAGACGAGGATGAAGCCCGCCTAATCCTCGACCTGCCTCAACTTGGCGTCATGTCCTACACGGCGCTACCTGGAAGGGAACCGATGGAATGAAAACCGCAGAATTTACCGCCGACCTCGTAGTCGAGGTGCGCGAGGACACCAGCGGCGACGTCGTCGCCACCGGGTACGGCCGAGCCGTACCCTACGGCGATCCGACTGACCTGGGCGGTGTGCAGGAGTCTTTTGCCCGCGACGCGTTTGACCCTGCTGACGTCATCGGCCGCCCGCTGGCCTACCGCCACGACCAGCCCGTCGGAGTCATCACGAACGCCGAAAACCGAGAGGACGGCCTCTACATCGACTTTGAAATCGGCAATACCAGCCTCGGCCGGGACGCCGCGACCCTCGCCCGCATGGGCGCATCGAAAGGCCTGTCGGTCGGCTTTAGCCCCATCGAGTCGGCCTGGGCTAAAACCCGCGACAAAGTCGAACACCTCAAGGCTCGCCTACTCGAGGTCAGCCTTACCCCATACCCCGCATACGCCACCGCAGGCGTATCGGATATTAGAGAGGAACAACAAATGTCCGAGACCATGGACAACACGCCCGAGGTCCAGGCCTCGGTCGACGCGGAAGCACGCGAACAGATCGCGTCCATTCGCGAGAACCTGGCAGCTGTCGAGGCTAAGGCCTTCGCCAGCGAGCCGCAGCACCCCCTGGCCGCCTATCGGTCGTTCGGCGAATACTGCAAGGCTGTGTACGCCGGAGAGGTTTCCGCCCGAGCCCTAACCGACCAGGTCACCGGAGATAACCCCGGCGTTTTGCCCCCGTCCTGGGTGCTTGACGTTAAGGGCATGGTCGACCTCGGCCGCCCTGTTATCACCGCATCCGGCGGCCCCGAGAACCCGGGCGCGTCCGGAATGGAAATCGCGTGGCCGTACATCACGGGCGATCTGCTCGACATTGTGCAAGCCCAGGCGAACGAAAAGGACGAAGTCAATAGCGTTGCTATCAGCATCGCGAAAGGCACTGCCAACCTAGCAACCTATTCAGCTGCGTCGGACATTTCTTACCAGCTGCTGCAGCGCTCGAGCCCGTCTTACCTGGACGCGCACAACCGCCGCATGATCGCGTCGTACAACGCCGTTACCGATCGCAAGTTCACTAACGACCTGTGGGTAGGCGGATCCAACACGAACCTGTACGACCTGGCCAGCGACACTGACGGATCCGATTTCCGCGAAAAGGTGTTCGTGGCATCGATGGAGGTTGAGGACGCCACCGGGCGCCCCGCGTCTGTCGTGCTTGCGTCGACGGCTGTCCTGACCGCGATCGCCGGATGGTCCTCGTTTTACCCGGCCCCGACGGGCGTGCAGAATGTGTCCGGTACGGCCACCGCGTCGACCCTCTCGGTCACCGTGTCCGGCCTCCCGGTCGTCCGCGCCAAGTGGCTGGACACGGACGCCGACCGTCACGCGATCGTGATGAACGGCGAGTCGGCCCGCTGGTTCGAGGACGGACCTAGCCTGGCGACCGCCGAGAACGTGGCGCAGCTCGGCCGTGACGTGGCTATCTACGGCTACGGCGCGACCGCTGTCTACATCCCGTCCGGTTTCGTCCGGTTGGCGCAAAACTAGCCTCCCCCGCTAGAGATTAGGGAGCCGACAAAAAATGGCACTGGTAACCGGGCAGGATCTAGCCGACGCGCTAGACCTGGATTACGTCGACCCCCTCGACGCCGTCCTGGACCAGGTAGCCGAGGCGTCCGCCGATATTGTCGGCTCCCTAATCACCGCGGCCGCAGTAACCAACGAACCTGCCGCGTGCAAAGAGGCGGCCGTCGCGGTCGGCGTCGAACTGTTCCAGGCCCGCACAGCAAGCGGGGGCCAGGCCGTCGCAACCGATTTCACGCCCGGGCCGTACCGCCTGTCTGTGTGGCTCACCCGTAGGGTCATGGCGCTACTCGCGCCGTACCTGCGCGTCGGCGGGATGGTCGGCTAATGGCCCTTAGCACCGAAGCACGCCAGGCGCTGGTCTCCGCCCTCGAGGGTAACGGGATACGCGTCTACGACAGCGTGCCCGCAGTACCCAAACCACCCGCGATAGTGATAACCCCCGACGCGCCGTGGATCGTGCCCGAGCGCGTCGGGACACCCCTTAATTACCGGGTGCGCTGGCGCGTCCTGGTCGTCATCAGCCCCCGCAATAATGACGCCGCGACGGTCGACATCGAGGACGCCGTAGACACGGTCCTCGGACTGATCCCCTCGACGATGAACGTCGAGCAAGTAAACCCACCCCAACTAAACGATGTTGGGGCGCAGGGAACCGTACTAACAACCGAGATAAACGTCTCGGCCCACTGGAAGGAATAAGAGATGCCCGCAGTATCCGTAGCCGGGGCCGCGTTCACAGTAGACGTCGCCTCGGTGCAATACGCGTCCCAGGTCACCACCGGGACCATTACCACCACGCCCACCATTACCCGCACGAAAACCCTCGACGATGTCGCGTTCGATCAGACGGACCTGAACACGACTATCTCGATTGATTTCCTGTACGACGAAAACAGTGGCCTGTACGACGCGCTACAGACCGCTATCGCGGCCGCCAACACCGTGCAGGTCGACGTTCGATCGGCAAGCGGTCATTGGCAGGGCCTCACAATGTCCATTGAAAGCCTCGACCTATCGTTCGACGCAACGGGCGTAGCCACGGCGTCTGTCGGATTCACTGGAACCGTCACATTCTCATAGTGAAAGGAAACGGGGAAACGCCATGTACCCGCAACTAAATATCTACCTCGATGACGACAACGAACCGACCGTCGTGCAACCCCTAACGGTCGACTTCGAGGTGGCCGAAACGCTTTACCCGAGCGGCCAGGTCACCGACAACGGCCTACGACTGGTCGTGGCCTACTGCCACATCGAGGGCAAGGAACCCAAAACGGTAGCCGAGGTGCGGGGCTGGGCCCGGACTCGCAAAGCCCGCGTCATGGTCGGGAGCGAGCCGGACCCTACCCCGTCGGATCCGTCCGACGAATGATCGT